ATGTCAGTTTCCTACATAGAAATCAATCGCAGTGCCCTTCGTCATAATTTGAGGGTTATCCGCAGTCATTTGCCGGCGCATGTGGATTGCACAGCAGTCGTTAAAGCAGATGCTTATGGTCATGGCGCTTCTGAAACGATGCGCATTGCTCTTGAAGAGGGATACAACTCAGCTGCTGTAGCCAGAGTAGAAGAAGGCGTGGCACTTAGGAAGGATGGATTCACCTGCCCTGTTTTCACATTGGGACTTCCGCTTCCTGAAGAAGCAGAAACAGCGGTAAAGTATGATTTAATTGTTCCTGTGGATGATACAGTGGAACTGGAACCTTTCGAAGAAGCGGCAGAGAGCCAGGGGAAAATACTTGAGGTATGGCTTCCTATTGATACGGGTATGAACCGGATAGGCACGCATCCTGAAGATGTAGAGGGCTTCCTTGAAAAATTAAAGAAATATCCGCATATCCATATCCATGGCACTTTTACGCACATGGCAAAAGCGGATATCCATGATAAAACTACAGCAAGAAAGCAGCTGGAAAAATTTGAGGAAGCTCTTTCCCATATGCCGCAAAGACTGGAGAAAGGATTTATCATTTCAGCCGCCAACAGTGCAGGCGTCCTTGACATGCCGGAGAGCTGGTATAATTTGGCAAGGCCCGGAATCATTCTTTACGGGCCGCATCCCTCCGATGAAATGGACAACATGTGGGATCTGGAGTATCCGATGCGCCTCATCAGCCATATTACCCATGTGCAGGTTCTCCGCAAAGGAGAGGCGATTGGCTACGGCGGGACATATGTAGCGGAAGAAGATATGAGAACAGCAACAATCCCGATCGGGTATGCGGATGGATTCCACAGGGCTCTTTCCAATAAGGGAAGTGTCCTGGTCAACGGAAAGAGGCACCGCATCATTGGACGCATATGCATGGACCAGATGATGATTGCAGCTGGTGATGATGTCCAGGTGGGGGATGAAGTCGTTCTCCTTGGCCGTCAGGGAGACGAAGTGATCTATCCGGAAGAAATTGCTGCCATAGTAAATACCATACCGCATGAAGTCATGTGCGGGCTGAAGCGGGTTCCAAGAATCTATGTAGATGAATAAATAATGGATGCAGGGCACCCGGGCTGTTCCTTTTCAGGCAGTAAGATCTATGGTATAATTAATCTCGTTAAGCGCCTATAGCTCAGGGGATAGAGCACCGGTCTCCGGAACCGGGTGCGAGGGTTCGAATCCCTCTAGGCGCTCCATTGATGACAACCGATTTGATCGGATTTATATAAGAGAAAATTCACTCCTCTATGGAGTGTTTTTCTTTACATTTTATTTGGCTTGAAAGGAGACAGTCATGGGAAATGAGAAGGATGCAAGAGAATTGATCAATGAGAATCTGACTGATGAAGAAATGCAGGATCTCATGGCTTCATACAAGAAGGAACTGGCACATGTTTACAAGATGGCAAGTGCCAAAAAAGCGGCCCTTGTCAGAAGAAATCTGCCGTATATCAAAGCAGAACTTGAAAAATGCGACCAGGAAATGAGAGAAGATATAGAGGCTTTGAAACACAAGTATGGCATTCATTATTAATCGGTAAAATTTGTAAAAAAAAAATTTGCCGTGGGGACTAGAAATATGAAGAGTGTCATGCTATAATAACTTACGTCTTCCGAACAGTACATTTGATCAAATCCGAAATAAAAAAAGATTTGACAAAAACAAATTGGAATGATATAATACTATTCGTTGAACGGATCATTAGCTCAGTTGGTAGAGCACCTGACTCTTAATCAGGGTGTCCGGGGTTCGAACCCCTGATGATCCACCAGAACATCATCGTTCGAACATTCCTCATTAGTTTCAATCTTGATTCTGATAGGATTGTCGAGCGTAGCAGGAACGGCTGTGTAGTTGAAATGAATTTCAGCTATGCAGCCGTTTATTTTTATGCAGCGAATGAAGTCCCAGAAGGTGGAAAGGGTGGCGTTTCCGGTTTCGGCTTTCTCTAGCAGCTTTTCTAGGAAGAATGTCACGGCTTCCGGAGTGAGAGTAAAGGCCTTTTCTTTTAATTCTTCGATCCGGATCAGTGACTCGAGCTCTTTGCTGCGGTTTGAATATTCGTTTGCCTGTGCAATGATTTCATCAGCAGTTAGGCCGGCAGCCACGGCTTTCGAAATATTTCGGATTTTGGCATCCAGAGCCGCCTTTTCATGTTTTAGCCTATCTACTTCGGAATTGCCTTGCTCGCGCTCCTGGGCCAAAATGGCTTGGGCTGTGATGATTTTAATTGCATGGGGCTGTTTGAGCATAGCCACAGTAGCATTGTAGACAGCAGACTCCACGGCGTCCCGCCGGATAGCTTTGGCGTCGCAGTCTTTCCGGCCGTGTGTTTTCCCTGAGCATTTATAGTAGAAATATGTGTTTCCGCTCTTGCCGGTTCCGGAGACACCGACCATCGGACGACCGCAGCGGCCGCAGAAGATTTTACCGGTCAGCTCGTAGTCGGGGGATGTATTCTTTATCATGTTCCGCTTCCTTCCTTCTTTTATTTTCTGGACTTTATTAAAAAGCTCATCGGAGATGATCCGCGGGGTATAGCCCGGATAGACCGTTCCGGCCCACCTGAACGTGCCGGTATAAATTGAATTTACCAGGATGTTGTTCAGGCTGTTACGACTGAACGGGCGGCCCTGGGCGGTGGTAAAATGATGGGCATTTAGGTAGGAAATAATATCAACAAGTCGGGAGCGGTCAGAATACATCTGGAAAATATCTATAACCGCCTGCCGTTTTTGTTCGTCGATATATAACCTGGAATCGCAGCCTTTTTTATATCCGAAGGGGATAACGGTGCCCACCCATTTCTTTTCCAACAGATTATCGGCCATTCCGCGGCGGACTTTTTGGGCAAGCTCCAGCGAGTAGTATTCAGCGTATCCTTCCAGCAGGGATTCCAAGATTACTCCCGTCGGATCATCTCTGATATTTTCTTTCGCAGACAGGACCCGGACACCGTTTTTCTTCAAGCGATTCTTATAGATTGCGGAATCGTAGCGTGATCTGGAGAACCGGTCCAGGGCATACACTATAACAAACTGGAACAGATGCCGGTCAGAGTCATGGATCATCCGCTGGAAGTCGGGGCGCTGGTCAGTCCGAGCAGACATGGCTCTATCAATGTAGGTTCCGATGATCCGGTAGCCGTTTGCGGCGGCAAAGGCTTTACATTCACGGATCTGGCCTTCAATGGACTCCTCACGCTGCCGATCGGACGAATATCTGGCATATATGACTGCCGTTATGGTTTGCTTTTCTTCTGTTTTAGGCATAAAAAGAGCCTCCTTCTATGGTGAATGGAGGCTTTCATGGTATAATATACACATAATCTGCCTCCTACAAGAGTGGATTATAACCGCAGTCCGGTACTGGTAATGCCTGACTGCATTCCCCCTGTCATATTTCGCGATATGGCAGGGGCTTTTTATTTTATTTTCGCTTTGCTTTGACGCCCAGCAGCTTCCTTAGGATGCCGGGGCGCTTTTTATACATCAGCTCAAGGATTTCTGTAATGGTGGCCAATGTGTCTTTTGGATTTTGGGCACTTGGGAAGGTATCGAGGTCAAGCTTTTCGGCCACAGAATCCAGACTGAGAGACTTCCAGCTATCGTGGCGCTCACAAAAATAATCATAAAGGTCAATGAAGCGCATCTCCGGCTCTGGAATGTGATTCTTTTTCAAGGTAGCTTGCAGCGACCTCAGATGAGCATTTGCATAGTAGGTGATGACGTTCTTCCCGGTAAAATATGGTTCAATCTTTGGCCATACGTCTTTGAAGACCAGAGCATCGGCTACATCTTCTGGCTTGATATCGTGATAATTAGAAAAAGAAAATGACTTCACTTTAGGATTTACCAGGTAAATCATATCTTTGTACTGCTCGTTTTCGATATAGCGGACAGATATCTGGCATGTGCTGCCATATCCCTTATTGGCCTGCTGGATGTTGAAGATGGTGGCCTGATAAGGGAATTTTACCGGATGCCACTCATCAGCAAGAAGCTGCTTACTGGCTATCCTTTGATTGTGCTTCTTTTGCGCCCTGAGCCGGGCCCGTTCTTCTTTTTCAGCCCGACGTTTTTCTTTCTTCTCCGGGTCGGAAGAAAAGAGATTGCGTAGAAAGTTGAACAATTATATATCCCTCCCTGACTTTTTCAGCTTAATGAAACGATGCGGCACTCCGCGGCAATGAGCCAGCGTGTAAATAGATGTCCCCGGATGCTCTGCCAGATACCCATCATTCAACAGCAGCTCTACAGCAAACATGTTTGCCAGTCTCTCCACCCGGTCAGCATTGATATCCATGGTGTAGGTCTTGAGCCACTGGGTATTGTCATTGGGCGTACAGAGCGCATGGCCAAGTTCATGCGCACAGACGAACGGCAGCATGGCTTCTGGCGTTCGAGTATCGTCAATGATGATAAATTTTGAACGTTTATATTTGAGATAGTTGCCGTATTTACCGCCCAGGTCCGAATACATGATGATGATATTCTTACACGCGGCCAGCCGAAACGGGTCATCTGTTTTATAGCGACGGATAAGAGCGGCAACTTTTTGCTGCACATCCATAGTCTTAATCCCTCCGGTATTTTTTCGGTGTATATTTCTTCTTGGCCATCTTCTTGGCCTGGATCATGGCGGCCTTGATGGTTGCTTTGAAGGCTTCAATGTCTTCTATATCGTCTTCCCCTTCAAAGGCGGCAGAAGATACGGAGTTCATCATGTCTTCCAGGTCTGACTCTATTTCACGTTCATCGCGCCGGTTCAGTTCCGGTCCTTCATCAAATCCCATGAGCCATGCAGGGCTGACATGCAAGGCTTTAGCGATTAGAGCGATCTTATCTTGCTTTGGCTCATACTTCCCATTTAGATATTCCGAAAGGGAAGAGTTGCTGATGCCAGTCAGCCTAGATAAATCGGCCTTGCTCATATTTTGTTCTGTGAGGATCTTCTTTATCCTATTGATTAAAATATTGTTCATAATGTCTCCCTCTCCTAGTGAAGCATTCAAATCGTTATCACTATAATAATATACGATTTCTCGAATAAAATCAATAAAATTCACTTATTCTTTTCGGGAAATCGTTGACATCTAAATATCCATGTGCTATGATTCAGTTAAGAGATTTCGAGAAGTCGAAAACATCGAAAGGGGGTGAAGGCAATGAGAGAAAAAGAAAAGCCAAAATTTAAGTATGCTTATCTCAGAGGATTTATCCGGGAGAACTTCAAGACGCTTGCAAATTATGCCAGCTTCCTTGGTATATCCCCGTCTACATTGAATGACCGTCTTAATGGCAATACCAGCTTTACTCAGGTTGATATTTATAAGACCGCGAACTTTGCCCTTGATAGGAAATTGACGGCAGCTGAAGTAGATCTTCTTTTTTTTAGCTTTTAATTTCGGAAACTCGAAAATAGGAGGTGATAAACATGTTGGACAGCGAACATCCGGAAGGCCCGTACATCTCAAGAGTGGCCCGGGAATGCGCTCGGTTTTATCAGGACCCGAAAAACATTCAGGCGTTTCAGGAATGGTTAGCAAAAAAGAAGAAGGAGGAAGCCAATCATGGTTATGGGCAAGCAAACTGGCACGGCGTAGCCGAATAAAGGAGAACCGTATGGAAATTAATGTTGTAGCAATACGCCTTGCAATGGTAAACAAGGGCATGACTCTTATACAGTTGGCAGAAAAGGCGCATATCTCACGGCCGACGGCCTGGCGGTATGTCACACATGGCGGCAAGGGCAGCGCACCAATATTCTACAAGATGGGGCAGGCGCTGGGCGTCGAACCGTCAAGCCTTGTTCTGATTCGTCAGGGAATCATTCTGGTAGTTGATGCCAATGACTAGACCTAGAAAGCGGAATCGTTACAGATGGGGACGGATTGGCCTGGCAGTTATCATCCCGTGGGCCATTGCCCTTGGCATTGCGTCCGGTGTCAAAGCGTTGATGGCTGAACCGGCTGAACCTGAATACGTTGATAAGGTTGTCGTGGTGGATGAGGATGAAACTCTTTGGGACATTTGCTCCAGAATCAATGACGACCGGGAAGATGTACGGGTCATGATTGACCGGACCATGGATCGTAACCACATCATGGATGTCGGAAAGATTCAGCCAGGGCAGAAGTTGTTCATCCCTGTTTTGAAGGAGAAATAGAAATGGCCTGCTGTTGGAGGCAACCAACGGCAGGCCGGCGGAACTATATTTCCCAATAAATTCCGCCTCTATTTTAACAAATTTTGGAGGTAAAGGAAATGGCGTATACAAACTGTGATTTGATTTTATCGGTCAAAGATGCAGAAGACCATGAAAAATGGCTCAAGACAAGAGACCTTGGCATCGGTGGCAGTGATGCGGCTGTCATCATGGGGCTGAATTCGTATAAGTCCCCCTATCAGCTGTGGATGGAAAAAACCGGGCAGGTAGAACCGCCGGATCTGTCGGACAATCAGTACGTATACTGGGGCACCAAGAATGAAGCCAACATTGCTGACTGGTTCCAGGAAGAAACTGGCAAGAAGGTAAAGCGCCTGGGGACACTCCAGAGCAGGGAATACCCGTTCATGCTGGCCAATGTGGACCGTACCGTTATTGGTGAAAATGCCGGCCTTGAAATCAAGACTGCTGGCGTCAGCCAGTACCGGAAGTGGAAGGATGATGAAATCCCGGATGCTTATTACTGCCAGTGTCTCCACTACATGGCAGTTACTGGGGCAGACTACTGGTACATTGCCGTTCTGCTTGGAGGAAATGAAGCCAAGTGGAAGCGGATTGAGCGTAATGAAGAGGACATCAAGACACTCATTGAAGCGGAAAAGGAATTCTGGAATCTGGTGCAGACAAAAACCGCGCCGCCCGTGGATGGTTCCCTTTCCTGCTCCCAGGCATTGGCCGCCAGATATGCTGACAGCCGTGACGAAGAAATCACGCTGCCGGAAGAAGCCGACACGCTGATTGCCCGCATCAGCGGGGACACGGAAATCATGGATAAGCTCAAAGAACAGATTTCCTTGAACCAGAACCGGCTGAAAGAAATGCTGGGGGATGCGGAAGCAGGCTGCGTCGGATCATTCAAAGTTACCTGGAAAATCACCAATGGCCGGGAAACATGCCCACTGTCGAAACTCAAAAAGGCGGACCCGGACATGTACCAGGCCTTAAAGGATAAAGGCTTTATTTCAACCGGCAAAGCAAGCCGCCGGTTTTCCATTAAAGAAGTCAAGGAGGATAAATAACAATGAACACTAAAGGCGGATTAACGAAAAGAAATAGCCAGATGCAGGAAATGCAGCAGAAGGATACTTCCCTGAAAGGGCTCATCAAGGCCATGGAACCGGAAATCAAAAAAGCGCTGCCGTCTGTCATTACCCCGGAACGGTTCACTCGCATGGTCTTTACTGCGCTGTCCAGTACGCCCAAGCTCCAACAGTGCACACCGCAAAGCTTTCTGGGAGCTATGATGCAGGCAGCGCAGCTGGGCCTTGAACCAAATACCCCAGTCGGACAGGCCTACCTGATTCCGTACGGCAATGTTTGCCAATTTCAACTTGGCTACAAGGGTCTTCTGGACCTGGCGTACCGCTCCGGAGAAATCAAAGACATCCAGGCGCATGAAGTTCATGAAAATGATGAATTTGAGTACGAGCTGGGCCTGGAACCTAAACTGAAACATATCCCGGCCATGAGCAACCGCGGCCCGGTCACCATGTACTATGCCGTTTGGCATACTAAAACCGGCGGCTATGGGTTTGAAGTCATGAGCAAGGACGATGTGCTGGAATTCGCCCAGAAGAAATCCAAGAGTTTCCGCAATGGCCCGTGGCAGACCGATTTCGACGCCATGGCCAAAAAGACTGTTTTGAAACGTGCCCTTAAATACGCACCGATTGCCACCGATTTCGTTAAGGCAGTCGCAACCGATGAAACGGTCAAGAGCAATATCTCCGCCAGCATGGAAGATGAACCGGATGAAACCCTGACTATTGATGCAGAAGCCGTATCAAGCGGCGACACTGTACCGCAGAATGTAGACCCGGAAACAGGGGAAGTTATCCCGGTAAATGAACCGACGGATGAAGAACTTTTTAACGCATAACGGGGGCTGATACTATGGAACAGAAGAAACCAATCATTATCACAAGGGTAGAGCTAGGTAAGCATGGGATTATCAAGATTGATTATGACAAATCTCATGACGGGATGTACGAATCCTTCCGTATGGAATCTGCTGATAAGGCAGCTCCGGAATTCTACGATGCATTCGAATACCTAGCTAGTCATATACAGGCCATTATGTCGCTGGATACTGTCTTGTTAGGACGAATTATTCCGAAAAAAATAATGGTGTCGTACGACGAATTAGACCGCATGGCCGTAAAGCTGGGATTCAATCTTTTAGTACCAATGTGCAATGACTCTGTACAAATCGTAACGCCGACCCTCAAAGAGACGGATAGGCCTGTATCAGAGCTTTCCACAGAACGGCCGGCAGAGCTGACAGTACAGACTTTGGAAGCCATTCACTTCTTACTGGACGAAACTACAAAATATTTGAACGGTGAACGGGCGCAGGGTAGTCTGTTCAAGGATGAAAAGTAATCCTCTCTGGATTAAATCAGGGCCAATACCGGCGGTGGATATCTGCTGCCGGTATTGCCTCATCTCTTTATGAAAGGAGGGAGAGAATGGCTGATAGAAGAATGACGAGTAAGAACGTCGTTTATGATGATAAATTTCTTGAGATGCCTCTAGCGACTCAAGGCCTTTACTTCCATATGATTCTAAATGCCGATGATGATGGATTTTTGCGAAATCCTAAAGCTGTGGCAAGAGTAGTCGGAGCTTCTCCAGATGACTTAAAGCTTTTGATTGCTAAACAATGGTTAATCCCATTTGAAAGTGGGGTTGTCGTTATAAAGCACTGGCGATTACACAATACATTAAGAAAGGATAGATACAAGCCAACCGCCTGTATAGAGCGGAGCTTAGTAAATATTGATGAATCAGGAATTTATCAGTTGATAACCGATGGTGAACCAAACGGCAACCAACTGGCAACCACTTGGCAACCAAACGGCAACCAACTGGCAACCCAGTATAGGTTAGGTAAGGGTAGTATAGGTAAGGGTAGTGTAATAGAAGAGAGTAGAGAAGAAAGCGCGCTGTCCGCGGACGCGAAAAAACTCTTTACTACGTATCGAGAAAAAATCCATCCCGTCAGCGGCGGCATAGAAGGAGATAAGCTGGTAAGCCTCCTGGATGATTACGGTCTGGATCTTTGCCTGAAAGCGATTGATAGAGCCGTACTCCGAAAGAAGCGGTCTATCCGATACATTTCCGGGATACTGAAGAGCTGGCAGCAGGATGGATATGATGAGCCGGAAGATAATTCTGACGATGGGCGGTACGTCAAGCGAAGTGAAAATCCGTCAGAAGAGATAAACAACATTCCTTTTTGACAGAATGAGGTGATCATACATGGAAGCAGCAAGAAAAAGTATTGCGGACATCATCGGAGATTTTCGGGTGAATGCAAGAACCTATCCGCCGGAACCAAGTAAACCCCCAAAAGATGGCATTATCTGCACGCGCTGCGGTAACAGCGGATGGGTGCCCATCGAGCGGGAGAACGGGACGATAGCCATGGCCCACTGCCCGGATTGCTGGGAACGGCGGAAAGCAGCCAGACGGCTGAAACAGTCCGGCATATCTCCCAAAGACTACGAGAGATACACACTGGATTCCTTTGACGGCAACAGAAGCCCCGTTGCCAGGGAAATGAAAGCCCAGGCCGTAAAATATCTGAATGAGCATCAGCCTGGAGGCATTGGCTTTGGCCTTTTTGGCAAATCGGGAATGGGGAAGACGCACATCTGCATTGCGGTATGCCAGGAACTGACAAAGCATTTTCATGAGCCGCACTACTACTTCTCTTACCGGGCAGAAATCCCCAAGCTGGTCAAAGCATCCAGAAGCTATAGCGCGGATTATGATGCGGCGATGCATAAGTGGAAGACCTGCCAGAATCTTTACATCGATGACCTATTCAAGCTGTCTGGCAAGGTGCAGGACGGGAAACTGATAGACATTGACCGGGAAGAGATGAAAGTAGTCTTTGACCTGATCAACGCCCGGTATCTGAATCACCTGACGACACTGTTCAGCAGTGAATATCTGGTGAAGGATATCACGGATATAGATGAAGCCCTGGGCAGCCGGATTTACGAAATGGTTTATCCGTATGCAATCAAGGTCGAGGGGAAAAATCAACGATTGAGGGACAACCGCCATGATTAAAAACGAAGAAGGCTACGCGGATCCGACGTATGGCGGGGCGTACAAAGCAATCCGGCAGGAAGAGAAACGAAAACAGGATGAAGCAGACGCGGACAGAATGGAAAAAGCCATTCACCGGGCTAAGGCTGTATTCAAAGAAGCTGGTTTTGAAGTTGTTGAACGGATAGTACTGAAAAACACCAGAACGGGAAAGATTTACCGATATTTACCGATAAGGAGGAAAAGCTATGACAAACTATGAAGCGATGCGAACTATGGATAAAGATGAGCTGGCAGAATTTCTGTCAAGTATCATGGACGGCCAAAAGTGCCCCGCATCAGAAAAATTTTGCGACGGCCAGCGTTGTTGTGCTGATGCTATTCTGAACTGGTTGAATGCCGACTTGGGTGACGAACTGGGCGAAACTTCGACAAGAGGCGTGGTACATTTACCTACGGTGACAGAAAAGTAACAGTAGATCCGGATGAGGTTGGTGATTTCACTAATCTTAATGACACATCCGTTTGTCTGTGCGAATACAATCTTGTGGTATTCGACCCGCCGCATCTTACGCGAGCAGGAGAAGGATCATACCTTCGCGAAAAGTATGGCGTACTTCCGCATGATTGGGAGAAAGAACTGAGCAGAGGATTTTCTGAATGCTTCCGCACATTGTGTGATGGCGGTGTTCTGGCATTCAAATGGTCAGACTACGACATTCCTTTCCAGAAAGTGATTGAATTAGCGCCTTACAGGCCGCTCTTTGGTGATAGACGCGGGAGGACCCGCTGGACGTTTTTTGTAAAGTGTGAAGCGCTTAAAAGGGAGATTGACCATAGCAATGCATGACGTAATTGTGTTCGTCCTGGGAATGATGACAGGCGGATTTCTTGCTACTGGCTTTTTGAGCCTGTTTTTGATTAACCGTGAGAGGTAATGCGCGATGGGTCGAAAGAACAAACGGAGACGGACGGACACGGAGCAGGATCTTCAAGCAGTACGAAAAGAGCTGCTTAAAAAGCGGGGAGAGTATCATCGGTGCGCATATTGCGGCAGGAAGTTGTATCCGGGGCAATGGCATTGGATGTATGACGAGTTCGGCCAGCGTGTCTGTAAGTGTAACGATGAGCGGACGTGCCAGGAGAATCGCCGCCCGGAATGTGAAGAATCTTTCAGAAAGGCGATGAGGATGTGAGAAGAATTTTATATGAAAACGGATACGAATTTCTTATAGCCGTCGGATTTGTATTTTAGGAGGAATCATGATTATTATTCAGACAGAATCAGGGGGGATTGTCACGAACCCGAAAGAAATCTATATCGACAAGGATCTGGATGGACATCTGCATATCTACGCGGACTTGTCCAGTACGGATCGAGTGAAAGCTGTAAAGCTGACTGTATTTGATTATTCAAAGGAAGACTTGGGGCAGATGCTCGATACGATGTATAAGAAAATGCATAAGTGGCTCTTCTTTGATGAATGCCCGCACTGCGTCATCCGTATGAGAGATGTGCTGGCGGATAATGGAGGTGTCTCATGACAAACAACTTCGAAGAAATTTACCAAGCATGCAAAGCCCTCGATAAGGCACTTGACGAGGACGTAGTAGAGAATGCTGATGTAGCCGCTACTTTCTACAGAGCATTGGCCGCCTACATCTGTGAGAAAGGATCGACTTTCTCGGCTATCTATCTTCAGTACAAGGAGTCTCGGGATAACGGGAACGAAAACTTGGACTTTAACGACTACATCTTCGAAGCCAAGGAATACGCCGACTGCCTAAAGAAAAACGGTGTGAAGTGCTTCACTATATCCAACCACTACGTGAGATTGTCTCCACTGGCTATGGAGCTTCAGAAGGCCGGTTACAAGATGACCGGGCTCAAAGAGGTCAAATGCAGGATAAACCCTTGGTGCAGGGAGCGGGAAATTCTTCCGGCTCTGGTTTTTGAAATCTCCAGATGAAATACGGTACATTTTCAGAAATAATGGGAGGATGTATGGAGTTTATCGTAGAAGGGAATCCGCAAGGGAAAGCAAGACCGCGGTTCAGCCAGAAAAGCGGGACCGTTTATACGCCAGCGAAAACGGCCAAGTATGAAAGACTGATTCGCAAAGCGTTCCTGGCCGCCGGAGGGAAGGCTATACCATCTGATTGCTATGTTGGTGTTACTGTAGATGCTTACTTCAGGATCCCGAAGTCATACACCAAAGGGAAGCGCCTGGCTTGTCAGCACAACATCAACAGGCCGGCCAAGAAGCCTGATATAGACAACTCGTTAAAAGCTGTGCTGGATGCGCTGAATGGAGTGGCCTACGAAGATGACAAGCAGGTCGTAGAGGTAATCTGCCGGAAGTGGTATTCACAGAGTACCGGCTTTTTGAAGATAAGCGTACGAGAAGTAAAAGCTTGATATGGGCAAGGCGGAGCGCAAAAACTCCAGCCTTGCTTTCCATGGTTTACAGATGGGAGGAGAAAGAATGCATCATAATGATTATGTGGATGCAGTAAAAGAATATTTGCGGAGGTACCGGGAATTTTCGCAATATGTAATCAATGTGAAAACGGATATTACAGAATGTGAGGCGCTGCTTCGGCAGGAGGCGGCACCGGCTGCATCATCATTCTCCCCCACCGGCGGTTGCGGAGGCGGAGAAACTATTAGTCAGGAAGAACGGATCTATATGCAGCGGGAAGACTTGCAGGAAAAGGTCAGGAAGTATCAGGCTGAACTACAACAGATTGAGCCTCTGATCAATAGACTGGACCGGTCTATGGGATCCCTGGCATCCATCAATGAGACGGATGCTGTAATATTACGGGACAGGTATATAGATGGGGCGTCCTGGGAGAGTACGGCACGCCATGCCTGCTGCAGCGTCGGCTTCTGCCGCAAGCGGGCAAGAGAGGCCTTGAAGATGCTGACCAGCATGATGTTTGGCCCTGATGCCATCCCGTTTCAAACGTCGCTGGTATTCTTTAAAAAGCAGCAGAGGATATAGATTTTATTAGAAGAATTTTTATGGTATCATTTTAAAAGAGGTGATATCATGTCAATATTTGAAAAAATTGTGAATGATTTAAATAATTTGGATAACAATGCCAATATAATGCTTTATTTTACACAAAAAAATAAGTTGGGATATACTACGTACATGCCAAATGTAAAAAATTCTTTGTCTTCAGAATTACTAGACTTAATTAGGGGAAATATTGAAGAATATGTATCTGCAGAAATGGCTGAATTCAATCCAACATCATATAGAGAAGGAGTAGTAGAAACCTGCAATATTGATTATGTAGGTAATTTTCAAGAGGTTTTGGATAGCTTTGCTGATCCTGACCATGTAGATACTGGATTAGATGCTAATGATTTAACGTTTTACTGCATTGAAATCAATAATGAAAAATTTGATTATAAGTTTTTTAGGAGAATTACCAAGTTCAGAAGGCTTTCATCTAAGGGGATTTTGGCGTGGTTCTCTGGGAATACGTTAAATAAAATGGAACAACAGATGCTAGGTCTAGACGGGTTTATTGACTTAGTATGTGTTGGAAATGATATTTACGTCTTCAATCATATTTCATTGGAGCGGATTTTTAGATTGGTAGAAAAATATAGCAATAAAGCAAAAGAGGCTTTACAAAAATTAAGAGATGCTGATGGCATTTCAAATTTTGATCAGTTTGAAGAAGATTGTTTAAGTGATCAGCGATATCATAAGACATTAAGTAAAATGATGGAGAACAATAATCAATTTGGGGATGTTTTCAACGATTTTTCTTCTATTAGGCAGGTTATAGATATGTTTGATCTGGACATTGAAATTGAAAAATGTGGTGATAAAACTCGCTTAAGATATGAGGATAAACACCAGAGAATGGATATTTTAAGGATTATCAATGACGCATATTATCGTAGCATTATTGGAAAAAGAAAAGGGATAGACGATAATTAGCATTAGTTATTTTAGAAGGAGGGAAATATGATAAAAGCCATTTTTGTTCGCTCTATAATGTTTATATCATCTTATTTCCCACTATATGTTTTATTACTTATATCACAAGGTAATAAGATAATGCAGGCACCAAACCGGTATTTAGGGAGTTTTATAGCAACATTAAGTATATTGATAGTAATATCATTCCTTAGTGTCTTGCTTTTGAAAAATGTACCAATAAGCAATTATTGCAAACCAGTAAATGTCAAACGCCCAGATGACAAGGTAATGAATTATGTATTTACTTATATCATTCCTATACTGGGATTTTCATTTAATGATTTTTACTCGGTAATTGTAAATCTATTATTATTCCTTATGATATGGTTCTTATACATAAAGTTGGACTTAGTTTTTATCAACCCGTTGTGGAGTTTATTCGGATATATATCCTATGAATATGAGGGAGGATATATTATTACGAATATAAAGTATGAAGATATTATTAGAATAAAAGCGCCATTGCAGGGATGTTACTTAACTAACCGAATTTTTTTGGCACATAAGTCTAATCTTCGTGGATAACTTTTTTGCCGTGACACTTTCGTGACAGTTTTGAGCAGAAACGTGACTGATTCATGTACGATTTGTGTACAGAAAAAGCAGGAAAGGTGTGCTATACTAATACCATCGAAAACTGAACAGAACGCAGACAGCCACGCATACCAGCGCGGCTTTTTGTTTTCTTATTTTGAAATCGGAAACTGAAATAGAAAATGGAAATAGAATTTGATTTCTTATTTTGGTTTCCATTTTCTTTTTTGATTTATAAAAGGATGTGAGGCAGCGTGGCCAGGGCATTTTCCAAAGACATTTACAATAGCCAGCGATGGCGAAAGGTCGCTCATGCTTATGCAGAGTCTCAGCACTACGTATGCGAGCGATGCCATAACCGTTCCTTTGTTGGGACTGGAAAGCCGCCTAGATTTATCGTCCACCACAAGACGCACTTGTCTCCGGAGAATGTAGGGGATGACAGCGTGGTGTATGGCTGGGATAACTTAGAGCTGCTATGTATCTACTGCCACAACGCTGTGCATGGTACAGGCATGGGCAGGGAGTGCGTGTTCGACGATGATGGCAATCCCATTGGTATCCTGGAACATAACCGCTAATCCCCCCGGTCTCCCCTTTTGGGAGCCTGAAAAATGCCGCCGGGGGCGGGCCTTCGCGTAACACAAACGGCCTCCGCGAGGGGGGTGTAGTCATAGCTGTTGCTTATAAAGATAAAGCAAAAAAAGAGGAGGTGGATGACGATGGCCAGATTAAAGGAAAAAACAATCATAAAACGCCGAAAAGAGAATTTAATGAAGATTTTTTCCGACATTGACGGCGATAAAATGACACTCGTCGAGCCGTCCATCGAACAGGCTGCCAAAATGGAGCAGTACATCATGCGCCTCTCTGAGCAGCTTGACGAAGTCGGCTTTATCGAAGAGTACCAAAACGGCGAAAACCAAAAAGGGAAGAAGGAGTCAACGGAATCGAAGGCATACAGCACCATGGTCAAGAACTACAATGCCATCATCCGGACACTGCTGTCATGCCTGCCTGAAACAGACCAGAAACAGGCAGAGGACGAAGTGCTTGACTATCTCAAGCGCAGAGTATGAACTACATCGAAGAGTACTATGGCCAAATCCTGGACGGTCGTGTGGCGGTATCTGAAAAAGTGCGCCGCGTATACAAGCATCTGGTCGATAAATTGCACGACACTGGGAGTCAATACGTATACGACGACGAAAAAGCCAAGTACGTCATCGAATTTGTAGAGACATTCTGCTGCCAATCGAAAGGGACCTGGGGTGGCAAGCCGCTGAAACTGGAACTGTGGCAGAAGGCGGCCACAGCTGCCCTCTTCGGCTTCGTCGATAAAGACACGGGCCTGCGGGAGTATCGGCAGCTCATCCTCATCGTCGCGCGAAAGAATGGGAAATCGACCTGGGCGGCAGGCCTGGCCTTGTATCTGCTGGTAGCTGATGGGGAGCCGGGCCCTGAAATCTACAGCGCAGCAACCAAAAAAGACCAGGCGAAAATCATCTGGAACGAAGTAGTGAGCATGATCAAGAAGTCGCCCGCACTCAATAAGCATCTCAAGTGCCTCGTCAGCTCAATAAAATGCCGGTTAAATGAAGGCGTCTTTGAACCGCTGGGATCAGACAGCAACAAGCTCGATGGTCTGAACGTCCACGGCGCCCTCATCGACGAACTGCACGCCATCAAAGACAAGAACCTGTACGACGTCCTCGTCGACGGCATGACAGCCCGTGAACAGCCTATGTGCATCATAACCACCACGGCAGGCACGGTCAGAGACAACATCTTTGATCTGAAATACGAAGAATGTGAGCGTATCATCAAGGGCTATGACGACCCGGAGGGATACCAGGACGAAACGGTCCTGCCCATCGTCTACGAACTCGACAAGAGGGACGAATGGACGAAGCCGGAGTGCTGGCAAAAGGCCAATCCAGGCCTGGGCACCATCAAACAAGAAGAAACACTGGCCAAAAAGGTCTACCAGGCGCAACACGATGCGCTGCGCGTGAAGAATCTGCTATGCAAAGACTTCAACGTTCGGGAAACGAGCGGGGAGTCTTTTCTCACATTCGAGCAGCTTAATAACGAGACCACCTATGACATGAAGGCTCTCAAGCCTAAGTATGGAATAGGTGGTTTTGATTTGTCCGAAACAACGGACCTGACATGCGCTACGATGTTGTTTTGCGTCCGTGATGATCCGAATATTTACATCAAGCAAATGTACTGGATCCCGGAAGATTTACTGGAAAAACGTGTGCATGAAGACCAGGTCCCTTATGATATCTGGAAGAAAAAGGGCTGGCTCCGAACATCGCCCGGCTTCCGAAATGATTACAGGCTCATCCTTCAATGGTTCGTCGATGAAATGGAACAAGATGACATTTATTTGTTCAAGTGCGGCTACGACCGATGGAGTGCAGCCTACCTGGTGCAGAGCATGAAAGAGCGTTTTGGCGATGACGTGATGGTTCCGGTAGCACAGGGCAAGCAGACATTATCCGGGCCAATGAAGAATCTGGCAGCCGATTTGGCCGCCAAGCGGATTGTTTATGGCAACAACCCAATCTTGAAATGGTGCATGACGAACGTGGCCGTCGATGTAGACCGCAACGACAACATTCAGCCATGCAAAACATCTAATCCGAGAAAGCGTATTGATGGGTTTGCCTCTTTACTGGACGCCTATACAGCGCTGGAACAGAACAAAGAAGACTACATGAACCTTATTTGAAAGGGGGTGAAGACTTGAATATTAGAAGCATGATTTCAAGCATTTTCGGAAGAAATCCCGGTAAGGCAGGCCTCACAAGGGCGAAGCTGCTGAATGGCTACTCCAATGACTATGTGCCATGGGATGGTGACGCCTACGACAACGCAACGGGACGAAACTGCATTGATACTATTGCACGTCATGCCGGCAAGCTTCACCCGAAACACATCATCCGGAAGAATGGGGTGATAGTGAAGAATGCTGACAGCAGGCTGCAGTATATCCTTTCTGTCCGTCCGAACTGGCTTATGACCACTTCGGAATTCATTGAAAAGATTGTGGCCCAGTATTACTGCTACAATAACCTCTTCGTTTATATCCAGCGGGATATGAATGGAAACATTGTGGCGCTGTGGCCGCTTAATTTCAATAACCTGGAACTGTATGAGGACCAGAGCGGCCATTTATATTGCAAGTTCACCTTCGGGACCGGAGAACAGGCCACGGTGCCTTATGAAGAAATGATTCATATCCGGCGGCACTTCAACAGGGATGATGTCTTTGGCGATCCGGAAGGGAATGTGCTGAAAGATGACCTCAACCTGCTGACGGCCGTCAAAACGGCGGTCATCAACGTGGTGAAGAATTTCCACAGGCTCCGCGGCATCATACAGTGGACCGGCACGGTCCGTCCGGAAGACCAGGAGAGCATGTGGAAAAAGTTTGTTGATTCCTTTGCAGGGCCTTCCAATGGTTCCGGTATTGGTTCCCTGGATAACAGGGGTAAGTTCCAGCAGCTGACGACTGACACACAGACCTTTGAAACGGGTCAGATGAAGTTTGCCAGGGATAACCTGTATAAGTACTTCGGCGTTTCTGAAGAAATCGTATCCGGAAAGTATACAGAAGAAGAGTTCCAGGCATTCTATGAATCCGTCATCGCTCCTATTGCGGTGAAGCTGTCGCAGGAATTCACTGAAAAGCTTTTCACTTCGAAGGAAAGAGGCTTCGGGAATGAGGTCATTTTCGAAGCGAACCGGATTGCCTACATGAGCACATCGTCCAAGGTAAAGATTGCGCAGGCCATGATTCCTGCCGGCGCCATCAAGCGGAATGAAATTCGTGAACTCTTCGGATATGCAGGACTGACAGGACCTGAAGGCGATGAGATCGTTGTTTCCCTGAACTATGTGAAGACTACGGATCAGACGAAGTACCAGACAGGGGAAAACGAGGAGCCAAAGAAAAAGAAAGAGGAAGGAGGTGATGGGGAAGATGAAGAAGAAAGTTGAACTTCGCAGTATGGAAATCAGGGCGTCCAATGAGGGGAATGAGAATCTTCACATTGAGGGGTATGCGGTTGTTTTTGAAGAAAGAACGCTGCTGTGGGAATCTCCCTATTCCGGCGTGAAGTATTACGAACAAATCAGCCGCGAGGCCATTGACGGGAATACCGATATGACTGACGTGATTCTGCGCTATAACCACTCAGACAGCGCGCTGATTCTGGCCAGAACCTCCAATTCAACACTTAGATTGACCACTGACGATAAAGGCATCCGGTTTGATGCCGATATCGCACCGACCACGGCGGGAAAAGATGTCTACCAGCTCATTAAGCGGGGAGACATTTCTAAAATGTCCTTTGCCTTCACAGTGGATAAAGACAACTGGGAGACGGACAACGTGGACAAAACCGAAGTTAGGACAATCAATCACATCGATGCAGTGGTAGATGTGAGCCCTGTTGATTTTCCGGCGTATGACGGCACAAGTGTAGAGGCCCGTGACAATAAAGACATGATTGAGAGCCTTGAAAGCCGTGAAAAAGAATCTGAGCTTAGAAAGAAGCTCATTGTAGAGACATTCTTGTAAAGGAGAATTGAAATGAACAAGAGACTTGTAGAAATCAGAAAGAGAAAAGAAGAAATCCGCACCGCTCTGCAGGGAAATGAAAAGGTAGACCTGAAAGCACTGCGGGCTGAACTGGAACAGCTTGACGCTGAACAGAAAGACATTGAAGCCCGTGAAAAGGTTGCTAATGCAATCAATCTGGGCGCTGAACCGGAAGGCGTAGCCAAAAGAGAAAAACCGGCTCCCAGAGTAGAAACCTCCGTAAGCCCATATGAATCTGATGAATACCGCCAGGCATTCATGAACTACGTCATGAAGAATACTCCGATTCCGGCGGAAATGAGAGCGGCTACCACCACCACTGATGCAGGCGCTATCATTCCTCCTACCACCCTCAACCGCATCATTGAAAAAGTCCGCACCTATGGCAACATCCTTCCTCTTGTGACCCGTACCGCTTACAAGACCGGCCTTGCCATCCCGACTTCTGACGTAAAGCCGGTAGCTAAATGGGTTGCTGAAGGCGCTACTTCTGATAAACAGAATAAAGCTCTGGGCTCCATCACTTTCAGCCATTTCAAACTGCGCTGTGCTGTAGCCGTCACCCTTGAAACTGAAAACATGACACTTTCCGCTTTCGAAGATGTAATTGTTTCCAATGTGGCAGAAGCTATGGCAGTAGCTCTTGAAACTGCTATCATTTCCGGTACCGGTTCCGGCCAGCCCACCGGCATTCTGAACGACCTTTCCAAAGGCACCACCATCAATGTTTCCAAACTGGATTATAAGACCCTCATCGACGCTGAAGCCGCTATTCCACAGGCTTATGAAGCAGGATCTGTATGGGTCATGAATAAACCGACCTTCATGCAGTTCCTTGGTATGACAGACTCCAATGGTCAGCCAATCGCACGCGTCAATGCAGGGGTGAACGGCGTTCCTTCCCGTGTGCTGCTGGGCCGCAATGTAGTTCTCTGCGACTACCTGCCTACCTTCGCTGCCACACTGAAGAAAACCGATGTATTTGCTTTCATTTACCGAATGAAGGACTATGTCCTCAATACCAACTACTCCGTAGCCATGAAGGTTTATGAAGACAATGACACCGATGACATTGTGAGAAAGTCCATCATGATTGCCGACGGCAAACCTGTCGATTTCAACTCTCTTGTCCTGCTGACCGGCTCTGCTACCTGATAGGGGTGCTGAAAATGGCTGTTACTCTCTCACAAGCTAAGAACTATCTGAAGGTTGACGCGGACATTACCGAAGATGATGAGCTAATCACGGGGCTTATCGATGCGGCAAATGACTACGTCAAGCGGACGACAGGAAAAACGAACAATGGGGATAACAGCAGCTTATATGACCTGTGCGTGGAAATGCTGGTTGCTCACTGGTATGAAAACAGGGCTGTTTACAGCGCCAAACCGGGAGTGATTAACGACATCCCGCACACGGTCACAGCACTGCTGATTCATATCGCCCAGTGTTCTTCCTATCCGGAGGGATAGCCTATGATAAACGTAGAAATTGGCTCTCTGGATAAGAAGGTCACCATTCTGAAGTATGAAGAAAGTACGGATGAATATGGCTTGACCCACCAGAGCCTGGTAGATGCCATAGGCAATACCGTATGGGCACGCATAGAGCCTGCCAGGGGAAAGACCTACTATGAGCAGGCAAGAGACAAAACGGAATTCATTACGAAAATTACCATACGATACCGGAAGGGAATCACACCGGATATGCTTGTACGTTATGGAAACACGACGTACAAGGTCACATCCGTGGTGGATCCGTATGAAGCCCATGTGAAGCTTGAACTTATGTGCAACCTGAAGAAAGCAGGCGAGATTGATGAAGATTGAAGAATTTGCCCAGAAGCTGAGAATCATGGAAACAGAATTTCCGGCAGATGCCAGTGATTCGTTGGCGAAAGCAACCAAACGGATGGTCAGAGGCATAAAGAAATCGACACCAAACAGCCGTGTGGAACACAAACACAAACTGCAAAAAAGTTGGGAAAGTGAAATCAAAGATCCGTTCCGAGGGGCACCATATGCAGAAATAAGAAGTAAGGCGCCACACTTTCATCTGGTAAACAGAGGTGTCCAAAATCCGAAAGATGCACATGGAAATCCTAAACCAGAATTGAGAGATGCGCTAAATAAACATGTAGGATATCTGGAAAAGGCAGTTCGAAAGAATTGGCCGGATGTAAAGGACAAAATGCAGAAAGACTTTTATAAAAAAGTAAAAAGTCACCTTCGCTAAAAGGGAGAGTGGATAATGGCTGAAATTGTACGGCAGGCACAGGTCATAAAAAATATTATCGCACTTCTGGCGAAAGAATTCGGCTACAAGGTGTACGCCGATGAAGTAAAGGAAGACTTTAAAAAGCCCTGTTTCTTTATTTCCACTACGTCAGTAATGACGCCGCAGACAACGAACTGGCTTGATAAAGAACTGACAGTCGTGCTGACCTTTTACGCGAAGGACTCTGAGAAGAATGAAATCACCTATATGGACGTTGTGGACAGGGTGCAGATGCTCTTCCAGGTAGGCGTCTATGCAGGCGGCCGCTATCTCAAGGTTGACTCTGTAGAGGATGACAGGGTGGGCGAAGAGGATGATATACTCCAGATTACCATTACCATTCCGTACAGGGAACGCGTAACAGGACAGCATGATTCTACTTCCGAACTGATGGAAGAAATCGATATGGAAATCAAACATGGTAAATCTCCCGAAGAGGAAAATTTCCCCGGGACTATTACGAAAGATACAGTTTAGGAGGAAAGCTAAATGGCAAAACTTGGGATGCCTTCCGTGAACATTGCGTTCATTGAAGCAGGCATTGAAGCAATCCAGAGAAGTCAGCGCGGCATTGTGGCACTGCTGCTTGAAGAAGATGCGGACACCGTCACAAAGCTGCTGACTAATCATACAGGCTCTGATGGCAAAACAACCATCAAGGCTATCAAAAATCCGTTTACCGTCTATACTACCGACGATATCCCGGATGAACTGTCCGATGATAACAAGGACTACATCACCAAAGCCCTCATCGGCTATGTAAAGTCGCCTTACCGCGTCAAAGTGTACCTGATGGATAAGGTCACTGATGAAACCAAGAATGCATCTGCAGATAAATTTGCTGATGAGCTGAAGACACTGGCAACTGACAGATGGGACTACCTGGCTATCCCAACCATTGTGACCGCTCAGTGTGAATCTGTGGCTACCTGGCTGAAGACCAACCGCGAAAATAAAGGCAAGCGCTCCAAAGTGGTGCTTCCGGGCTATGCAGCTGACTATGAAGGCGTCATCAACTTCTCCAATACGAAGATTGTCACCGCTTCCAAGACCTATACTGGCGCACAGTATACACCGCGTATTGCAGGCCTTATCGCAGGCACTCCGCTCACCATTTCCGCTACCTATGCGCCGCTCTCTGAAGTCATCGACTGCGACCGCTATACGGAAGATGAAAATGACGAAAAGGTCAATAACGGTGAATTCTTCATCTGGTATGACGGAGAAAAATTCAAGATGTCCCGTGCTATGAACTCTCTGGTAACCACTACTCAGGGCAAACTGGAAGCCTACCAGACTATCAAGTCCGTGGATATCATGGATGCCATCTATGACGACATCAAGAAGACCGCGCAGGATTCCTACATCGGCAAGTACACCAACGACTACGATAATAAGCAGCTCCTGATTTCCGCTATCATGGGATATTTCAAGGAACTTGAAGACGGCCGCCTCCTGCAGAAGGATTACTCCGAAGTGGATATCAACGTGGAAAAGGTAAAGACTTACCAGCTTGAACACGGCCTTTACACCAATGAAGAACTGGCAGATATGGATGACCTGGCTATCAAGAAACTGGATACCAAGAAGCAGGTCCTTCTGACCGCTAAAATCAAGATTCTGGATGCTATGGAAGATATTGACCTTCCGATTAACATTTAATGGAGGTGAAAACAGATGGATTCTATGAACGCTCAGCAGGTAATGTCCGGCACCGAAGGGGAAGTATGGATTGACAGCGACTACATGGCGCAGGTCACTTCCTTCAAGGCCGAAGTGAACCTGGTAAAGGAAGAAGTGAACCAGGTAAAGAAACGAGGCAAGCAGTACAAAACCACCGGATGGGAAGGCAAGGGCACCATCAAGATGAACCATGTTTCTTCCTACATGATCCAGAAGATGGCGCAGAACATCAAGGACGGCCATCAGACCGTTTGCACCATTGTGGCAAAGCTCTCTGATCCGGATGCTATCGGGGATGAAAGAGTGGTTATCCGCGATGCAACCTTTGATAAATTGACCCTCATGGATTGGGAAGCTAAAAAGCTCACTGAAGATAACTATGATTTTACCTTCACCGATTTTGATATTTTGGATGAAGCAGACGAATAAGGAGCAAAAATATGAATCTTGCAGAAGCTCTGCTGGCATCGGATGCTGGTAGAATTACGAAACTGGATACGAAAGAATTTGAAATCCCCAGGCTGACAAAGCTCATCGGGGCACCGTTCATCCTGCATCTGAAGGAAATCCCGCCCAAAAAGGTAAGGGAAATCCAGGATGCCTCTACAAATATTGAAGGCAACTCCGTATCCGCGGATACCTACAAGCTCTACATGGGCCTTCTCTGTGCAGGCATTACGGATAGGGATTTTGACAATAAGGAAGTCTTGAAACATTATATGGCTGCAACACGCGCAGACCTCTTTTCTAAGATGTTTACTGCAGGAGAAATTCAGGACATTGCGCAGGAAATCAGTTACATGTGTGGCTTCGGCAAGAAATCCACCAAGGTGGTAGAAGACGTAAAAAACTGATTGACTCCGATGGTGATGTGCAGACTATGTTCTGGCATTATGCCAGGCATAATCTGAAGCCGTCGGAATGGTATGCAATGATGCCCGGGGAACGTCTGATTCTTCGGGCTTTTATGCTGAAAGAAATCGAACAGGAAAAAGAGCAGATAAAAAGAGTGGAAAGACAAGTGAAAGGAGGGAACTAAATGGCTCAAATCATCGACGTTGTAATGCGGCTCACTGATAACGTCACCGGCGGACTGAACCGGATACGAAATGCCATGGAGCAGTCAGCTAAAGCGAACCAGCGCATGGGGAGAACCCTTCAGAATGCGGGACGCCATGTAGGTAACCTATCAGATGCCATGATGCCTCTGGCTGCCGGCATCACCGGAGTGGGAGCCCTGGGCGTGAAGACGTTCATGGACTTCGATGCCACCATGACAGCAGCAGGCGTCAAGGCAGGCGCCACGGCGGAAGAAATGCAGCAGATGAAAGATGCGGCTGCGCAGATGGGTGCCAAATTCCCAACTACCGCCCGTGATGTGGCTCTGGGCATGGACAGACTGGCGGCCGGCGGCTTCAACGCTGAACAGACCATCGGGGCTATGCCGGGCATCATCGAAGCTTCTATTGCGTCCGGTGAAGACCTTGCAACCACGTCTGACGTCATTACCTCCGCACTTTCCATCTGGAATCTGACCCAGGGCGATGTGGCGGCTAATACCACCCATGTAGCGGACGTTGTGCAGGCGGCAGCCAATGCCTCCAAACTGGGCATGCAGGACTTCGGCCTTGCCATGCAGTATGCAGGCGCACCGGCGGCCGCTCTTGGTATCAATATCGAAGAGCTGGGCACTGCTATGGGCATCATGGCCAACAATGGCATTGAGGCGTCTACGATTGGTACATCCCTTCGCTCTACTCTTTCCAGACTGGCTTCCCCGCCGAAAGCGGCGGCTGAGGCATTGGCACAGCTGGGTATTTCTTCTGCAGACCTGCAGAAAGGGGATGGAAGCTTTATCGGACTTTCTGCGGCGGTTGACCTCCTGCGAAACCGCATGAGCGGATTGAGTGACGTCCAGCAGGTGGCAGCACTGAAAGCTATTGCAGGAGAAGATGCCTATTCTGGCTTGCTAGCTCTGGTTCGAACGAGCCCGGAAGCCTATAAGCAGATGTCTGATACTATCGAGAACAGTGCAGGAAGCTCAGAAGCGGCTTACAACCAGATGCAAAACACGCTGAAAGGCTCTATTGATGCTCTCATGAGCTCAGTGGAAGCTCTGGGAATCTCTTTTGGCTCTGCGCTGGCTCCGACAATTCGAAGCGTAGCAGAAGTGCTTAAAGGAATTAGTGACGCAATTACAAATCTTTCTCCTGAGACGAAGCAGATGATTATCCACATTGGAGAGGCAATTGTCGGATTTACGGCATTTACTTATGCAACGTCTAAAGCGCTGTCTATATCCGGATTGATGGTAAAAACCATTGGCGATGTGGAAAGAGTCATGCATGGTGCTCACATAGCAAACAAGGCGCTCGAAGGTGGAGTCAACGGAGTCATGAGAGGCTTCTCCCTGCTTCGTGCGGCTGGAGCTGCGCTTCTGGGACCATGGGGCATAGTGGTAGCGGCCATTGCTCTCGGCGCATACCTGATTTATAAAAACTGGGACCGCATTGGGCCGTTCTTCATGAACCTGTGGAATGGCATCAAAGATGTATTCAGCAGTGCTGTTGGAGCAATCTCCCCGGTCATTGAAAGACTGCAGGGAGCATGGAGCACACTAGTCACTTCTTTCCAGGATGGCGTGGGCATCTTCGGAGTCATCCGTGGGCTGGCTAGAATCCTTGCAACTATCTTCTCCGGGGAACTGTATGCAGGTATCGTGCTTGTCAGCGCAGCAATTACAGGAATACTGACTGCCGCATTCAACATCATTTCTGCAGTAGTCGGAACAGTCATCGGAGTATTCTCCGGATTGATTGATTTCATTACCGGTGTGTTTACTGGAGACTGGTCACTTGCCTGGAACGGCGTGGTGGAAGTGTTCTCCAGCATCTTCGGCGGTATTGTGGGAATTGCAGATGGAATTATCAGCGGAGTCAAAGCGGCAATCAATGCGGTAATTGACGGAATCAACAACATCAGCTTCACTGTTCCAGACTGGGTGCCGGGAATCGGTGGTTCGCAGTTTTCTCCGAACATTCCGAAACTTGCCAGAGGCACAGACTACTGGCAAGGCGGTCCAGTTGTAATCAACGAAAAAGGCGGAGAAATCGTAGACCTTCCGGAAGGCTCTCGAGTTATGCCGCATGATCAGTCAGTCAGAGCTGCTTACAACATGGGGGCCAGAAGCCGCAATGATGGAATCACGGTAAACATTATTGGGACCACAATCAACAATGGGGAAGACATCAAAGAGCTGGCTCGCAAAGTGGCAGAACAGATTCATTTCGAGATGGAAAAAGAAGCAATCAATAGCACAGTAGGAGGTATCTGATGGCAAGTTTTCTTAATTTCCTGAATACGGCCTCCAGTATCATGTCCGATGTGCTTTCGGCGATTGGCGGGACAAATGACGGATGTACATTCACCCTTTCCGGCGGAGCCTACAGCGTAAGTTTCCCGGTAAGTCCTGCCAACTTTGAAGTCACCAACCCATACAATAACCAGACGGTAAATATCATCAACCTGGGAGATATCAATATGCTGGGAAAGCGGGGCCTTCGGACTATCAAGTTCAAATCCTTCTTCCCTGCGCAGGCTTACAGCTTCGTTCAGACGCTGGCTCTCTCAGGGCCTTATGACTATGTGAACCAGATCAAGCAGATGGCGGAAAGCGGGAATGCCTGCAGTCTGTCCATTACAGGGACGGACGTGAGCATGCCTGTTTCCATTGATGATTTCTCCTATGGTGAAAGAGATGGAAGCGGGGACGTGTATTTCTCCATTTCCCTGAAAGAGTACAGATACATTATGCCCGACTCTTCCACCACCAACGATGCCACGGGACTGAAAAGCCGTGTGGCCAGCACGGTGGAAAACAAGGAGACTATCCGGCTGGGCTCTGTCATGGCCGATATGGATACAGCCCAGAAAGCGCTGCAGAAGACAACTACCATCGTCAAACAGGGGACCAGGACACTGGGACTCTACAAGGCTATGGTGAAGTCCGGCGGCATTCCTGCGGGTACTGTGATAACAACAACAGCAAAAGCAGTGCTTGTAGGCGGTAAGACGCTGTATAAGTTCTAGGAGGATGCAGTATGCTGAGTATTCGATATAGCGACCCTCCTGAAACGGATGCAGAAGCCAAAGCAAGGAAAGACAGCAACGGACCGGAATCGAAGGACAACTTCGACATTACCAACTATGTGCAGAAAATCACATGGTCCGGGGACAGTGAGCAGGCGGCAAGGAAGGTGGATTTCACCATCGCCTATAACACGCCTGCCAAGGATAAAGTATTTCCTTCCCTTGATCTGAAAGTCGGGGGATTCATCTATCTTTTCTACAGGGAGACAGAGACGTCCGATGAAATAGAAATATTCCAGGGAAGAATCTTCTTCCGGAAGCGTGCATCCGAAGGGTACTCCTTTGATTTCACCTGTTTCGATGACATGATTTATCTTGCAAAGAGCAATATCCGCGCCATTATTTCCGGTACTGTTCCGGCGGCCATCGGACAGGTGTGCAATGAAGTGGGAATCCCTGTGGGAACCATTCCGGATGACCTGGACGCCAGCGTGAATTTCATCGCTGATGATAAGAGCTGCACCGAAGCGATTCGGATGATTCTGGACTACCAGCAGGCAGCTGATGCGGCGGCCGGGAAGGATACTTATTATCTCCCTGTCTGCATCAATGGCCAGGTGAACATCATCAAAAAAGGGGAACTCATAGAAGGCTACACCGCTACTGCTGATACCAACATCATGGCGGCTGAGCACTCTGAGAGCATTGAAAACATGGTGAACCGGATTAAGGCTGTAGACGATAACGGCACAGTCTGCCAGATGTTCACCAATACCGATGATGTCCGGCACTTCGGGATGATTCAGAAAATCTACAAGATGCAGCCGCCTAAAGCGGATGAAACGGTGGACAACGTGAAAGCCGCCAGGGCGAAACTGGCAAGGCAGAAAGATGAATCAAGCCTGAAAGGAACGGGCTATGTCCAGTGCATTACGGGCTATTCCATCAAGGTGCAGGAAGAACAGCTCAATGGGACGTTCTACATCAAGAGCGATACCCATCAGTTCGAAGGCGGCGTTCACACCATGAGCCTTTCCCTTGAATATGTGCCTGATACTCCTGAAACTCCAAACATTGAACAGGTAGAATATGCGGCGCCTGTATTCAATTCCTCAAAAGGAAGAATGAAGAACAAGCGCGGCATTTCTGATGGATCTCAAAGCGTGGATGCAGGACTATCTGCCGGATGGGAAGCATGGGGCGGCCAGACGATGGACAACGGACCGGAAGGCTGTGCAGAGTTCGCCAGTAAATGCGGCAGCTATTACAGCCCATTCATGGCGAGCGAAGCAGATAACGGCGTAGTAGATTGCGATACCATGGTATCCGATGCGGATAATGCCGGGCTTCTTTCCTACGACACCACGGACCTTTCTAAAGGCGACATCCTGGTATACGGAAATAATCAGCATGTAATCATCTATGACGGCCAGGGCGGATATTACGGCAATAGCACGAGCCGGAACGTTACTGTACACAGTGGCGACTATTCGGATATCGGAATGCCGGTAACAAAGGTTATCAAGGCAAGCAGGGGGTGACTGAATGAATAAGACAGATAACCCATACAAGGGATTGGTGGCTCTTGGGAAGCTGCTTGCCCGGGGTGCGGCCATGCAGCCCACGATGGGGATTGGAATTATCGTCAGCCCGCCTCCTGAAATCAAAATCAAGTACAACGGTTTTATCCTGGATAAACAGTTTCTATACATTGATGAGTATTGGATACAGGGGCATACAAGGATCCATAAGGGCCACATCGTCAGTGAGACGCAGCCAAGAGCCGGCGGCAGCGGCGATGCTGAATTTCAATCCCATACCCATGATATCGATAACGACTATACCGATGTGGAAACGCTGACAGATACCTGGAAGGCCGGTGACCGTGTGCTCATGGCGCCAATCGTAGGGGAAGACGGACGGACAACGAAACAGTTTGCAGTGCTGTGTAAGCTAGTAAGATTGGATGGTAATTAAATATGGCAAATCCTTTTGTAACGGGGCCTACTGCTGCAGAAACGACCGCCGGCGACCTTCCTGTTTTCAAAGAGTACGCATGGGACTATGAACGGGACCGGTTCATCTACAATGCAGATAGGACCCACAAAATCGTAGAGAAGAATGAAGCCATCAAGGTATGGGTGCTGCATACGCTGAGAGTTGAGCGGTACAGATACCTGGCATATTTTGATGATTATGGTATCGAACTGGAACCATTTGTCGGGACAGGTCCGAATGACAGTGAAAGGTCAAGCGAGTTATTTCGGTATGTAAAGGAAGGCCTTCTGGTGAATCCGTACATTCTGGATGTAACCGCTTTATCCACGAAACTGGACCACAAGAAAATAACAATGACCCTGCATCTGGAAACAGTGTATGGCAGTACATCAATAGGAATCGAGGTGTGATTAGTGTTTGAAGCAGAAACAAAAGCGGAAATCCTGAAAAGGCTGATTTCTTACTTTGACGATTCCAAGAAGACGGACGTCAGCGCGGTAGAAGGTACATTTGCATATGATACTTTGGCGGCCAATGCTAAAGAATTTGAAAAAACATATGCAGAAATGGACCTCATGATGGACGCGGCTTTCCCACAGGTATCCTGGGGAAAATACCTTGATTACCTTGGTGAAGAGCTTGCCGGGCTCACCAGAAGGGCGGCGACATCCGCCAAAGTGACGCTGACCTTATCCGGAACGGCAGGCGTAACAGTTTCGGCGGGCAGTCTCTTTGCTACGGAAGGCAATACCAATTTCACCACTGATGACTCTGCTGTTATCAGAAATGACGGCACGGTAGAGATAGACGCCACGGCGCAGGCCAGTGGTTCCGGCGGCAATGTAGCTGCAGGAACCATCACCAAGATTCCTGTTTCCATTTACGGCGTTTCTTCAGTAACGAATGCATCGGCCGCTCATGATGGCTATGAAGAGGAAACGGATGACGCACTGCGTGATAGAATCCTTTTCGCAGTCAGACAGCCTGCCACATCGGGCAATGTCTATCACTATGTGGAATGGGCAACGGCTGTATCCGGCGTCGGAGCTGTGAAAGTCCTACCACTCTGGAATGGGAATGGAACTGTGAAAATCGTCGTGGTTAATGCCAATAAGGACACTCCATCAGAAGACCTCCTTCAAAGCGTGAGAGACTATGTGGCGGAGTATTCACCAATCGGCGCGACTGTCACTGTGGTGGCGCCTACACTCAAAACCGTGGATATTTCCCTTAAAGTCACTAAAGGGACCGGCAACGCTGATGCCATCAAGTCGGTATTGACCAAATATTTCAAAGAAAATGTATTCAGCACGAACTACACGGATACCGATTTCAATAAATCCGTAACCATTTCCTATGCCCAGATTGGGCGGATTATGCTGGATAATTCATCCAGCACAGGGGTGGAAGACTATGAAAGTATGACGGTGAACGGCGGAACAGAAAACATTGTGGTTGATGCAGATAACCTGCCTGTAGTTGGGACGGTGACTCTCACATGACGCATGAATGGATGAGGCAGAAAATGGTGGATATCCTTGCATATCTGCCAAAGTTCCTGCAGAAAAGCCCGCTTTTCAAGGGTACCAATGATGCTGATAACAGAGAGCACGAAACCATAAGACTGGACCTGCAGGATTTGCTGAATCAGTTTTTCATTAAATCAGCGACCTGGGGACTTGAACGGTGGGAAGACCTGGTAGGCATCAAGACGGATACAACGAAAAGCCTTGAAAGCCGTCGGGATGCTGTTATTGCTAAGCTTCAGAATCCAGAAAGCGTAACGGAAACATTCCTTACTAATCTAATAAACAGGTACATCGCCGACAAGGCAGGATATATTATCAGCTATCCTTCGGAGTACCGGATAGAAGTGCTGTATCACGGCGGCCAGGTACTTGATTATGAGAAATTGAGACAATCTATTAACACATACATCCCGGCCCACATCGGCTATAAACTGGTAACCATTACTAATGGATCGCTTGAGGTTTATGCAGCCGGTACAGTACAGTGTGCCATAGAAAACGTCATTGATATGTCTACGGAATATGAACTTACTATCGACGATTCAACGCTGCATAATGCCGGCGCAGTCATTCATAACTATAAATATTTATCGATTTCGGGGGGGCAATAAGCCATGGCTAAATTTCCATCTTTAACTTTTACTGCGGCAGGCACACAGATGCTTGTGCAGGCACAGAACGGTCACACTTTAACATTTACAAGCGGGAAACTGGGAAGCGGAGTGCTTTCCGATTCTGATGACATCAAAAAATTCACGGATCTGAAATCCGCAAAAATGACGCTGCCGATTACCAGCAAAGACGATTCAACCCCTGAAAAACTTGTGCTCACATTCGATGCAAGCAACACGAGCCTGGAAGAAGGTTTCGTCAGTCGAGAACTTGGAATCTTTGCGAAGTTGGATAGCGGCGATGAACAGCTCTATGCTTACTCCAATGCCGGCAATAACTATGACTACATTCCTTCGAAAGACACTCCGACAGATGAAAATCGTCTTGTTGTTAGCATAGTAGTAAGCTCATCCGCAAACATCAATGTACAAGTCGATGAATCTATTGTCTATGTGCATAAGTCAGATGTAGAAAGCCTGATTGCTGCGCATAATAGTGCGACAGACGCACATGATGCGATGAAGGCAACAATTGATGACACACTGGGGCCGACTGCAGATTTAAATACAATAAAGAACCTGCTCAGCAACCTGGGGAACCGAATCAAAGCAGCTACAGGTGCAAGCGGCTGGAAAACAGATTCAGCAACTACGCTGGCTTCACTCGCAACATTAGTCTCTAATCTATCGAGCGGCTCAGATGTCACTTGGTCTGGCACGAAATTCACAAACACTAAATTGGGCATTTCCGGCGTTATTGATACAAACGGCTACGTTTCTTTCGGTCCAAACTTCGGAGGGCTAATTATACAGTGGATATTAGTGGAGTCTGAATCTAAATTGATTACCGGAACTTTACCTGTTTCTTTTTCAAACAAGTGCCTTGTATGTACTGCTAATGACACAGGAGATGGTTGTGTCTCATTGGGGGTTTCTGCGTTAACATCAACTTACACAATTTATCAAGCATTTATTAACCGTACTGCTGCGCAAGCTATTTTCGTCGGGTATTAGACAGTGGGGAACCCAAAAGACAATTAGCTCTAATCTATCGTTATCTGTATCATTACCAATTTCGGTCACAAAAATTCTCATTGGAGTAACATCTAACTGCGATAATATCAATGCCGTGTCATCATCTTTTGGTGTGTGTACAGGCTCTAGCTTTCTTGTGCATACATGGTATGGTAGCAACTATGCAAATGATATGGTAGCGTATGTCGTTATTTGTATCTAAACAGTGGGTAACAACAGATACGTTTTACTTAAACGGCGAACAAATTTTTGATGCCACAATAACTTATCCAGTACAAATGGCACATGCACTTGCTGTTACAGTCCTCCATATAGGAGGACCAGTATCCAATCCAGCAAGTTGCGTTTGTACAAACTTTACGGCGACCACCTGCTCTTTACGTATAGGGGTTAAGGCTCAAACCAATAACGTGAGTGGTATATGCCTTATCATCGGCAGTAACTAAACAGTGGGGAAGCCAAGATTCAAATGCGCGAGAATTTTACTTCCCATTGGCGTTTAATGCTTGCTATGGAATTATTACAACTGGATGGTTTAATTTAGTTGAACGCAAAGAATTAAATAACACGAGATTTACTTATCAGGTTTATGTTAATTCTTTTTCGGATTCTAACGATAAGGCAGGCTTATCCTATGTAGCCATAGGTAAATAGACAGTGGGGAAGTTTTAGAGAAGTTGTATCCGGTTCAGTAATATCGTTACCAATATCTGCCACTCCCGTTGTTGCCATTCCCGTTGACGTGAACACCAGTAATAATAGCCTCGCTTATTCAACAGTAGACTATAGGAACGGTTCATTTAGAGTTTATGGTAACCGTTTTGATGGCAATACTGATATTTTTGGGAATTGGCTGGCAATTTGCTTTTGAACAGTGGGGAACAATTATCCTTTCATCAACTAGCGGTTATTACGATGTTTCGCTTCCGATTTCTGTCTCTACCATTTTGCAGGTCTATCCTGTAATAAACAACGGTAGTAACTCGTTAGGTAACTTTAACGGAAATGTAACTACACACTCGAAAAGCACATCTTCATTTAATGTTGGCGTTTATCAAATTTCGACATCCTCGGATGATGTCGGTGTAGATTGGATTGCAGTTTGCAAATAATTATTTACCAACTGCTATCCATCGGCACCATACGTTTGCTGATTCTAAGCTGATTCTCGTTCCGTACAAATTAAATCCGGTATTTGTTAAATTTGCGAAAGAAATTACCTGTTCGGCTGAACCGTTGCCTCCTACATCGTTCCCGGAAATAGCATAAGCGGCGGAGCTAAACGAAACAGGAAATGAAATTAAAATTCCTTCTGCTAAATTGCTTGCATATCCCCACTGTATAAAGGATATAGTGAAGCATGGATGACAACATTTACTCTGGGATCCTTGGCGATTTTTAAAAGACAAGAAATGTAGCTAGAACGTCCAAATGAGCGCTTTTCGATAATATCCGAATCACTGAAAAGCGTTGATTCGGGCGTTTTAGCTAGAAACATTAGTAACAGAGATAATATTGCGCAATTCACACAGCTGTAGGCTTTGCATTGATGGCAACTAGAAACGTAATAGTAACAAATTACTTCAAAAGCTCGATGCATTTCCGAAGCTGCCTGATGCCTTTATGCGTGTACACACGCTCAGTCACATCGCCGCCAGCATGGCCTAGAATACGCCTTTTAGCGGTTTCATTAGCGCCTGCATTATCCAAAAGCGTTGCTACAGTGTGTCGACAGTCATGAGTTGTGTGGCCATCCGCATGGATTTCCGTCATGATGCGCCTCCACATGTCGCAATACCGGCTATAGCTGTATGGTTTACCTGCATGATCTGTAATGAGATACAGACCAGGGGAATGCATTCGAGCAATAATCAGCGGCTGGATGCGTTGGTGGATAGGGATAGTACGGATGCCTGCATCTGTTTTTGATCTGGTGATCCGAATCAGTTGCTGCCGAAGGTTGATGTCTGATTTTAAAAGAGCCAGCATTTCACCTACGCGCATTCCAGTATAAAGAAGGATCAATACAGTATCGGCACCAGGGGAATCCAAGACATTCCACAGTCGGTTAATCTTCTGCCGGCTGAAAGGCTTATGCGGATGCACTGGATGATTCCTCCCCAGGGAGAGCAGAGCTGCATAGTTCTTCCCTCCGGCTTCAATCTTCTCAGCATAAGCAGACATGAGTGAAATTAGGGAACGGACCTTCTTCGCACTAGAATACGAAAGGCCATCCTTCCGCATTTCATCAATGATCCTTTGGCAGTCACTATATTTGATTTCAGCATAAGGCATCCCATGCAGCACAGAGCAATGCTGGAAAGCATTTTTATATCCACAGATAGCGCTGGCAGATGGATTTGTATCAGCAATGTGACGGGACAACCACCTATGATATAGTTCTTCGAATGTTAATTTGTGGTCAGCAAGGGAGGAATTTCTATGGACTTTGTTGTAGTCTGCTGCATAAATCTCCGCTTCTACCTGAGTCGCAAAGTATTCAACCGGCTTCTGCCTACCATGCTCAGATACTACAAAGACAAACGGCCGCCTCCGGCGGCCAGTGAGATGCTTAATTGATCCATACCCGTTTGGTTTTCGCATGTTATCAATCCTTTCAGGAGGTAGAAAATGAAAGACTACTTAATTAAGTTTAACAGTGACGGACGAAGAGGCACCACATATGCCGATGGAGTCCATTATTATGTCGATTCAGATGGGAATGTCACTGACGGAAGTGTTAAAGTGCAGGATCTCATTAATCAGGGCTATGTGTTTGTCAACACAGACGATTATAATAACCTGCTTGGAAATAATTCGGATAAGAAAGAGTATTGCCGGCAGAGTGATGGAACCTTTGCGCCTTATGTAGCACCGGAACCAACTGCTGCAGAAAAGAAAGCATCTGCTATTGCTACGATTAAAGCGAAGTACCAGCCGACTTTGGACAACCTTGTAGAAGCAAGGGTAAAAGCAGCTATGCTGGGCGCTGATACAACTAAGATTGACAGCCAGTATAAAACCACGCTAGCTAGCATGACTGCGGAAATCAAGAATGCATAGAGGAGGGATAAATCATGGAATTTTGCGAATATTGCGGTAACCTTTTAAATGAAGACGGACGCTGCCCATGGGATGGATGCCCACACAATGCAATCATCGACGCTATGGCAGAAGCCAAAGCAGCCGATGAGAAGAAAGATAAGAGTGAGGACAAAACCTGATGGAATTCATGGGGCAGATTTACTGGTACGCTTACAAATCAATTTGCAACATTACAACAGGATGGCCATTCAAACTGGCTGGCGGAGCAGTGCTACTAGTCGTTGCACGGCATGCCGCCTTATTTACGGCTTTTTCACTGCTCGTTGTACTTGATTTATTCGCTAAATTCATTGCGTTGTCTTACGAGATGATAAAAACTCAGGGCACTGAAAGCCCATCGCTGCTGGAATCAATCAAAGCGATCCCAGAAGCACATCGGCAGCGGATTATCAACTCGCATGAGATGAAGACGCAGTTTTCCGGGAAAGTTATTGTCTACATCATTGCTGTTATGGCAGCTGGAATTGTAGATTTTATAGTTGGCCATGCAAACTTTAGTCAGATAGTCATCGCTTACCTGGCATCGACGGAGCTTCTGAGCATCATCGAAAATCTTGACGATGCAGGCGTGTCAGCCGTGCATGAACTGGTGGGGTTGATTAAAAGGAAGAGGGTGTAAAGATGAATGTTATCGATTTATCAGACTGGAATGAAAATGTTGACTGGTCCCGCTTTATTGACCACGGTATCGGCGGAATTATCGTGAAAATTTCAGAAGGATGCACTCTTAGCGAACTGTTTGCGAAGAATATTGCGGGAGCCGCTGCCCGTGGGCTCCCGTGGGGCGTTTATTGTTTCTCTCATGCGCAGACGACTGATCGGGCGAAAGAAGAAGCCCAGACAGTAATCGACGCATTGGATACTTTAGGATATGGAATACCGGATTTAGGAATCTGGCTTGACATCGAGGCTCCAGAAGTAGTAGGGCAGAATGCTGATGACGTGACCGCAATTTGCAGCGCATTCATATCCGTTTGCAATGCCGCCGGCTATAGCGCCGGGATATATGCGAGTCTCTCAACATTGACAGACTGCATCAACGTTAATGAACTGGCCGACTATGTGCCGTACTGGTGCGCTCAGTATGCCGAAAAATGTGACTTCCTGGATTATTACCCTGACAATAGACTTGTAGGGTGGCAGTGCACAGACAGCTACATTATAGACGGGAACACTTATGATCTGTCAGTTTGGTACTAGGGAGGCTAGAAATTGTGGAGTATAAAAAACAGAAGCTGTGTGCTGTTGCTCTTGCTTGCGTTATTCTTCTTTCCGGCTTTGTATGGTTCTTCTGTGCAGGCAGAAGCGATGTATCAGATATCAGAGAGCGAGCTGACACAGTTAGAAGCGAACTTAAATCAGCTCGCGAAGAACAACGAAACCAAGCAGAATCTCTTGAACAAGCAGAAAATTCAAATAGAGATGCTCAACAGTCAATTAGAGAAAGCCAACAATCAGCTGGAAGAATCGAAGAAAGAAATACAGAAATCCAAGACATTGAACGAAGCGACGCAGAAATCATTAGAGAGAGCCAATCAATCCTTGACCGAGTTGGAGAAAGAGGCCCGGCACAAGGTACAGGTGAAGGCTAGGCAGCGCAATATATGGGCGGCCGTTGCCGTCATTGCCGTGGGGGCGGCTATCTCCCGGGGGTGA